ACTTACAGCTACAATTAGATGTGCAGTAGTGAGTAACTCTGGTACTTCAGCAACTGTTTCAGTTGGAAAAACTTCAAGCGCAGCATTTTTTATTGCAGCAACTAACGTTAAAGCTTTAGGAGAAACTTCTACATTAGCTACTGGATCTTTAGATTCAGCTGATAGAGTTAGTGCTGATACACAAATTACAGCGACTCTTATAGCTGCAGGAAGTACTGCAACTACAGGTCAAGTAACTGTTACTTTTACGTATGTTCAAGCTAACAACCTACAAGACGCAACAGCGAACTAGTAGTAATTAATTAAATGTGGGCTTCGGCCCACATAAAATTTAACAGGAGAAAATATGTCATCATACTCAAGTGATCAAACAACCCTTAACTTGGCAACAATAGGTGCTGATACTTTATCAAGAGCAGGTAGAGCTAGAGTTACTTCTATTCAAGGAAAAGGAATAGCAAGTTCTACTTTACTTTTATATAATGTAGCAACTCCAGGAGCAGCTGCAGCAGGTAATTTAGTAGCAACTTATAATTTTGGAACAGAAGGACTAGAAGTTTATGTACCAGGTTCTGGAATTCTTTTTGATAAAGGAATTGTTTATAATTTAGCAGGTTCAGGTGGAAGTGTTACATTAACAATAACTGGCGGCTAATAGGAGCAACTTGTGGCTACAATTACTTACACAGTCACCGTAGCGACGGGGACTACTCAATATGGTACCGGTAATAGATATTATATTAACGGAGAGTTAGCTCCTGTACTTTATTTACAAGAAGGTAATACTTACATTTTTGATACTTCTGATAGTAGCAATAATACACACGTTTTTGCATTTTCTACAAATCCAAATAATTCACCAGCAGCACCTTATACAACAGGTGTAACCACTACGGGAGTATCTGGTCAAGCTGGATCAAACACAACAATTAATGTTGCACCAGTTAAAACTACCGGCGCTCCAGTATTATTTTATTATTGTACAGTTCATGCTGGTATGGGTAATTCTGCTCAAACAATTGCACCTACATCAGGCACTACTGAATTTGATCCTCAAATGGACGATATCATTGAGGAAGCTTACGAAAGAACAGGCGTATTAGGAACAAGAACAGGTTATCAATTAAGATCTGCAAGACGATCATTAAATATTCTTTTTCAAGAATGGGGAAATAGAGGTGTACATTTATGGAAAGTAAAATTAGCAAAAGTACCATTAATCGAAGGTCAAGCTGAATATAGTTATGCATCTGATTCAACTAATTTTCCAAATGATATAAGTGATGTTTTAGAAGGTTATTATAGAAACAATTCAACAACAACAGCACCAGTAGATGTTGCACTTACAAAAATAGATAGATCTACATATTCACAAACACCAAACAAATTAACTAAAGGTACTCCTTCACAATATTATGTGGAGAGAAAATTAAACCCAAGTATTTTTTTATATACAACACCAAGTTCAAGTGTATCAAGCACTACTACACCAAGTAGTTTTCAATTTTGTTTTTATTATTTAGCAAAAATACAAGACGTTGGTGGTTATTCTCATACAGCAGATGTAGTAAATAGATTTTATCCTTGTATGATGTCAGGACTTGCATACTATTTAAGTATGAAAGTTTCACCTGAAAGAACACAAGAGTTAGAGAGAATTTATGAAAGTGAAATGTTAAGAGCACTTGATGCAGATAATCAAGGTACATCTAGTTTCATTTCACCACAAACATTTTATGGAGATGGAGTATAATGGGTAAGTATGCATCAGGTAAAAGATCATTAGCAATATCAGATAGATCTGGTATGGCTTTTCCCTATACAGAAATGGTTAGAGAATGGAATGGATCTTTAGTTCACACTTCGGAGTATGAAGCAAAGCAACCACAACTTGAACCAAAACCGATTGGATCAGATTCAATAGCTTTATATAATCCAAGACCAAAACCTGCATCGGTTGCTAGTTTAATTTTATTAGATCCCAATCCATTTACAACTATTATTTATGGTGGCACAACTTATGTAAATGTTTATTCAGAAGATCATCAAAGAAAAGCTGGTGACATTGTAAGATTTAGAGGACCACCTGTTGTAACAACTGCAGGTGCAGGAGGTGCGGATGAAGCTGATCAAAGAAATTTACAAGCTTTTATAAATATACCTACCTTTGATAATGTAAGTGATTTAAATAATGCAAATGGTTTTACTATTGCATTAGGTCAAATTGATTCAGCAGGAAATGTTACAGGAGCTACGACAACAGATGCATTAACAACTCCTATAAATTATTTTTATATAACAAGCACTAGTAATGCAACGTCAGGTAATATACAAGGTGGAGGAGATAACTGTTCAGCAGGACCAGTAACACTTGAGGTAGTAAACGGATAATGGCATATACTTTAACAGATTTACAAACAGATATTAGAGGTTACACAGAAGTAGGAAGTAATGTTTTTACAGATTCTGTTGTAAATAGACTTATTCAAAACGCAGAAAATAAAATTTATAGAGAAGTTGATTCAGATCAAGACAGACATTACGCAACATCAAGCTTAATTGTAGGTAATCGATATGTAACTATACCTGCAGATTTAAGATTAATTAGGTATGTTCAACTTACAGATTCAGCAGGAAATCAATATTATTTAGAGCAAAGAGACACTAGTTTTATGGCAGAATATTATTCTACACCTGACACGGCAGCTGTAGATATACCAAAATACTATGCTAATTGGGATGAAGATTTTTGGGTAGTAGCACCTACTCCTGATAAAACATATAGTATCACTTTAGCCTATAATAAAGAGCCAGTTAGTTTAACAGATGCCACAGTTAGTGGAACTGGAACCTTTTTATCAAATAAATATCAAGATCTTATTCTATATGGATCTCTTGTAAATGCATATGGGTACTTGAAAGGTCCTGCAGATATGTTACAATACTATTCACAAGCTTATGAAAAAGCTTTACTATCGTATGCGATCGAACAACAAGGTCGAAGACGCCGAGACGAATATCAAGATGGGGTTATTCGTACCGTTTTAGAATCCAAAAATCCATCAAGTAATAAATAAATAAGGAGAAAATAATATGGCAAATATAATACCGTTCGCATTTAGAGGAGAACTCTTTTCGGGAACACATAATTTTGCAAGTGGTGGGGATTCATTTAAGATAGCATTGTATACATCTATAGCTGCATTTAGTACAGCAAGCACAACTTATATTACTACAAATGAAGTAAGTTCTGGAGGCGGTTCTGGTTATACAACAACTGGACAAGTTTTAGGTTCACAGGCGGTTGCTTCAAGTACTGCAGTAGCATCTGTTGACTTTGCTGATTCCACAATAAGTAATGCTACATTTGGTGCAGCAGGAGCAGCTATTTATAATGATGACAAATCAGATAAATTATGTGTTGTATTAGATTTTGGAGGAACAAAAACGGCGACTAATGGTACGTTTACAATTGCTTTTCCTGATCCATCGACACCGGCAAATGCAATTATAAGTATGAGTTAAGGAAAAAATTTATGGCTTTAGTAATAAATGATAGAGTAAAAGAAACTAGTACTACTACAGGTACAGGCACGTTAGATCTTGCCGGTGCTGTAACAGGTTTTGTAACTTTTGTTTCCGGAATAGGTAATAGTAATACAACTTACTATGCTATTTTTGAACAAGGCACTAACAATTTTGAAATAGGAATTGGTACAGTTACTGATGCAACACCTGATACTCTAGCAAGAACTACAGTTATAAATAATTCTTTGGGTAACACATCTAAAATAAATTTTACAGGCACTTTAGATGTATTTTGTACATTGCCTGCAAGTAAATCGGTTTATCTGGATTCAACAGGTAACCCAGTAGGAGCAGCATCTGCTGGCTTTGCATTAGCAATGGCGGTAGCATTATAAATAGGAAAAAAATATGGCACAAGATTTTAGAAACGTATTAGTTAGAACAATTGGAACAGGTGATACTACTTTATTAGCAGCTGGGGATTATGATGCAGTAATAGGTATTAGATGTTGTAATATTTTAACATCAACAATTGCAATTGATGTTAAGATTGCTAAAGGCGGAGCTGATTACTTTTTAGCAAAAGGAGTTAGTATTCCACCAAACTCTGCTATTGAATTAATTCAAGGCGGAGCAAAAATTGTTTTAGCTAATGGTGATACGTTAGAAGCAGTCTCTGATACAGCAAGTAGTTTAGACGTGGTTCTTTCGTACATCGATACAATTAGTTCGTAAGGAGTATTATGACTGCAATAGTAAATGGAATCCAATATATTGGAGGACAGACATCACCGGATGAGTTTATAAAAAATCAAGCAGGTACGATTGATGGTACGCAAACTGTTGAGAACGGAGTTCTTGCAGGGCCTATCACTATACCTGGAACGATAACAGTAACGGGAGTATTAGTCATTGTCTAAAATAGAAGTAGATAAAATTGAACAACAATCTGGAACAACAGTAACAGTTGGTGGTGGAGCTTGTAAAACTGCGGTAATAGATGCAACAACAGTTACAGTTGGTAGGTCAGGCGGAACAGTTTCATTAGCACCAGGAGCATCACAATCAGGTTTTGGTACTCCATCTTCATCAGTATTATGGTGTACAACAGCAAAGACTTCTCCTTTTACAGCAGCAGATAAAGTAGGATATTTTGTAAATACAACAGGTGGAACTATTACAGTTACACTTCCTGCATCGCCAAGCGCTGGAGATGTAGTAGCTTTCAAAGATTATGCCAATACTTGGCAAACTAATAATGTTACTTTAGCAAACAATAGTTCAAAAATTAATGGTGTTTGTGGAGATGCAAGTTTAAGTACAGAGGATCAATCAGTTACTTTAGTTTATGTAGATAGCACAAAAGGTTGGAGAGCAGTACAAGATTCAACTTCGTCAGTTTGTGGCGCAAGTTTTATTACTGCAACTGGTGGAACAATAGTTACAAATGGTGATTTTAAAACTCACATATTTACAGGCAGTGGAACTTTTTGCGTTTCATCAGGTGCTGGTCCATTAGGAGTTGCAGACTATTTAGTTGTAGCTGGAGGAGGAGGTGGTGGATCAAGTTCTGCACCAGCTGGAGGAATGGGTGGTGGTGGAGCAGGTGGATTTAGATTATTTACAACTGCGCCAGGATCAAACTCTCCTTTAAATGCTCCAGTAGCTTTAACAATAACACCAGGAAGTTATCCAATAAGTATAGGTGCAGCCGGAGCAGCTTGTGGAGTTGTTACTGGACTTCCAGGTAGTAACTCAATTTTTTCAACAATTACATCAACAGGTGGTGGAGGTGGAGGAAGTTCAGGAACTATTCAGCCTCCTGGTGGTCCTCCAGCAGATGAAGGTAATGGACTTCCAGGTGGTTCAGGTGGTGGTGGTTCTTATAGAAACGCAGGTAAAAATTCAATAGGTGGTGATGGTAATACACCTCCAGTAAGTCCTCCTCAAGGTCAACCAGGTGGACAAGCAGGTGGATCATACGCTCCTGATTATCCAGGTTCTGGTGGTGGCGGAGCAGGTGCAGCAGGAGGTCCTGGTCAACCAGGAAATGCTGGAGATGGAGGGATAGGAAGTTTTATAGCTGATCCATTTATTGGTCCAACAGCTCCAAGTTATGGAACGCCAGGCCCAACAAGTTCAACAAGATATTTTGCAGGCGGTGGTGGTGGTGGTGGCTCAAGTGGAACAGGTGGATCAGGTGGTGGTGCAGCCGGAGGTGGAACTGGAAGCGCTGGAACAACAAACACTGGCGGCGGCGGCGGTGGTGGTGGTTTTGCTGTTGGTGGTGCGGGCGGATCTGGTATAGTAATGATAAGATATAAATTTCAATAGGTAAATTATGACAAGTACAATTAAAGTAGATAATATACAAAAAGTTTCAGACGGATCTAGCATCATTAAAAAATGTGGATCAACAACGACAGTTGGATCAGGTGCTTGTAATGCTGTAACTATAGATGGTTCAACAGTAACATTAGGTAGATGTGGTGCTACAGTTTCTTT